AATCTTGTCATTTTTTATAGTAGGATTGGTATCGTAACCTTTTACAGTATGTTGTTCCGACATTACTTCAGCAACTGGTAATCCTAGTTTGCCTAACCCTATCATTGAAACTTTCATTGTCTACTTTCCTTGTCCGCGATATGCTTTGAACGATCTTCGTTTGTGCTTGTTCTTAGGCTTAGTTCTGATGCTGGTGCCAATACTAGTTCTGTGTTTAACAGGAGTTCTGTATGATGATGAAGAAATGCCTTTCATAAACTAATTTATCTGTGATTAGAAAGAGACGAGTGAATTTAGAAACTTGTTTGATGCTTGGGTAGCATTGTTCTCTATTATCTTACGCCACATTTTTGTCTTGCGTTTATAGTTTGCCCACACAATATCATCATAATCATTTTCCAACCACAGTCTTTTTTCTAGTTCAGCATCTAGTTGTCCATCTTGCCATGTACAATAACCTAGCATAATCTTGTAGTTTTTAGGTCCACCGCCTTGAAGAATGTCCCGAGCAATTTGTTCATTAAATGTAATTGCACACTGGTCGTTCATGATACTAGTGCCTTTCACGTGATAATCTAAACTGTGTATAATAGTAATTTTTTCCATAGCAATTGGACCACCACAGTATATAGGTTGCTTAGGAAGATCGCTCTTTATTCCGTATATGCGTGATATCTGTGTTTGATCAATGTTCATCACAGGCTGATTCATGATAAAGCCAACAGTACTAGTTAACTCAGATCCTAGCATGATAACAGAATGGTGCCAAATATTTAAATTGTTTACATTTACAGTTTGGCTCGATAACAGTAGATTACTCACATAAATATTTACATTAAACATATTATAACACAGACTAAATGAGTACATACAAATTAACATTTTCAAGTTTACACAATGCCTGGGCAAATGATGAAAAAATCAGTGCAGTAGGCCAGGATGATGGTGATTCAAGTAATCCATACACAGACGAAACATATACACTGCATCTTACACTAGACGGAGCATTGGTAGCTAACGGAGACATTGACGGATCTGGTACTTTAAGTTTTACAACAGATCTTTCGGTGGCCGATCACCAATTGATTGTAACTATTCAAGGTGCAAAAGATAGCGGAGTATGCATAGACAAATTTGAAATTGATGACAAAGAGATGGTTGCATCACGATTAAAATACAACAATGTGACGGCAGGCGGTTCTGATATATTACGTTGGCAACTAAGCGAGATGTGGCGTAGTTCAGATGTTGACGACACATACAACTGTTGGTGGCCTAGAATATCAGAAGCATCAAGTTTTTTAGATGCAAACTTTCCATATAGACCAAACTTGCTAGCCGGAAATGAAATGCATTTTAATTTAACAAAAAATGCAAACAACACATTGTCTTTGACTGACGATTATGCTGGTGACACCAGTTCAGTACTGTATGATTCTACTGAGCCGGTAAAATATTATCTAGCAACCAAACCAAGCACTGAATCAAGTGCTAAATTAAGTTTGACAAATTTGGACGAGGCCGTGGCATACACAGATAGTTCTTCGTTTTGGGAAGTGCATGACGGAAGCACAGTTGACTCTACCCAAGGCGGAATGTACATGGGTCCAGGCCAATATGATGCAGACCTTATTTGGAACAGTGACGTAATTGATGACAGTGGCGACACTGCTTCTAGAATTGTTATTTTGTCTGAGAGAGAATGGAAAATGTATCATTATAATATGAAATGGTTAGTTGGAAACTCACTCGCGGCAATCACAGTAACATAATTCAATCTTAACATTATAACTTTTACAACCAAGTAAATACTATTATTGTTTGAGTTAAATCAAACATTAGGCAAACAAAAGCAAAGGCAACATGAAAAACACAAAGGCACTAGATCAAATAGGCGAACTTACCTCGCGTTTTGTACGCACTTGTCCCCCAACAGCAAAGTATCATGAAAGACTCGCAGAAGAGATGGAGATCATACTCTCGTTACGATTCGTTGATTACTTCTGCCAGATCAGAGATATTTTAGATCTTACCACAGACATAACTCATATGACACGTGGTTCTGCTGGCTCGTCATTGGTGTGTTACCTAATGGGAATAACAGACGTTGACCCATTGCAATGGGATATTCCTGTGGCACGATTTCTTAATCCTAAGAGAGATGACTTACCAGATGTTGATATTGATTACCCTCATTATCGACAAGAAGAAGTTATGAATCGTATATTTAAAAAATGGCCAGGCAAGTCAGCACGTATATCAAATTATGTGTTGTACAAAGACAAGTCAGCCAAACGAGAAGCGGCAAAACGATTAGGACATAAAGGACGACTGCCCAAGAAGTTTACCTATGAATCACTAGGCATAGACCCAATAGAAGCAAAACGAATAGAAAACAAACTGAAAGGCAAAAAGAAATGTATATCAAAACACTGTGGCGGCATCTTAATGTTCACAAGGCAATTACCAAAATCTTTAATATCACAAACAAATCAAATACTGTTAGACAAGAACGAAGTGGAGGATCTAGAACATCTCAAAGTAGACATATTGGCCAACAGAGGACTCAGTCAACTGCTGGACATCGATCCAACAACAAAATTATACGAGTATCCAGAGATAGACGAGGCTACTTCGTCTTTGTTGAGTCGGGGCGACGTGTTGGGAGTCACCCAAGGCGAATCACCCGCCATGAGAAGATTGTTTAGAGCCATACGACCAAAATCAATGAGAGACTGTGTGTTTGCCACAGCACTGATTAGGCCAGTGGCCATGCAAGGTAGACGCAAAGCATCTTTCTTCAACGACTGGACTGCTGACAGAGTATCAGACGTTGTGGTATGTGAAGATGATGCTATCATACAGATAGCACAGTTGATTGGATGCAACTACTATGAAGCAGACATGTATCGCAGAGCATTTGCCAAGAAGAACGAAGAACGTGTGATGGAGTTTATGACCAAGTTAGGCGATCATCCACGCAAGGACGAAGTGTTTGCAACACTGCAAGAGTTAAGTGGCTTTGGGTTGTGCAAGGCTCATGCTGTAAACTTAGGTAGACTGATATGGGCATTAGCATACCAGAAAGCACACAACCAAAAAGGATTCTGGAATGCCGCACTTAAACACTGTCATGGTTCTTATAAGAAATGGGTATACAAGACAGAAGCCAAACGTGCTGGCTTGACTCCTGTTACTGTGTCTAAATCTGATCAGTTTGATGATCCTGCCTGGCAATACAAAAAGTATGGTTGGTGGTCCGCCGAGAAATTCTTACCAGGTTTCTATACAAGATCATTATATCTGGATCGCATAGAGTTTGCTGGACTGGTTGCTAATGGCAGAGTGTATAAGAGTGGAAATAAAAAGTATGTGACCTTTGTAACACTAGGAGTAGACAACGGTTACTATGTGGATTGCACAATCAATAAACCATTTGCCTATTCAGACACAGACGTTATACGTGGTATAGGCAAAATAAAACATCTAAACAATTCTGATTATATCGAAGTTATTGAATGTGAAAGTTTAAAGATAGATCAGTTTTACAATTAATTGTCTTTGTTCATGTTAGCAATCAACTGCTTAATTTTTGACGATTCAATCTCCGCTTTGACTTTGCCAACATCATCACCTTGTGCTTTGTGTTCTTCTTTTGGTTCTTCTGATACTGTGGAAGTTCTTTTCAAGTTTTGATATATGCTTGGTGCTTGTTTCTTAAATGATTGATATTCTTCATCTTCTGCCAAGTCATGTATTCTCAGTGTGTCAATGTTAAATTCTAAATCAACTTTGTGCCCAACACCAGAACTTGATCTAGTTTTCATGAACTGTATCTGATACTTGCCACGTTCTCTCATTGCTCTGCTTGTAAAGATACCGATCACGTTGTCTGCTGTTTGTATCTTAGACAGTCCGCCACTGATATGTGAATGATCAAACTCTATCTCTTCAACAGATGCTCTGTTCAATTGCGAAGCAGTAATCATCACACAGTTCAAGTCCACAGCCAAGTTTCTAAGTTCTTCAGACACATACTTGTCTTTCACAAACAAGTCTGATGGAGATACACGTTTGTTGATTGGCATTAGTAAATCTAAATAATCGATCAGTATTACATCGCACTTGACATTATGTTGTATTTCAAACTCTTTAATGTATGCCCTTATATCAATTGCTGTGCTACCCGATTGTATATATTTGATACGCAACTTGCCTGACTCTTTGGCTTTCATCTTAACTTTAAGATCAACTGTGTCTAAGTCTTTGTAGATGTCTCTGGTGTTTGTATCTGTCATCATTGCATCTATTCTCATAGCAGTCAAGTTCTCACTTAACTCTAATGTTACATACACAGCATTTAATCCTTGCTCAACATAGTTGCATGCCAAGTTCTGTAAGAACAAACTCTTACCAGCACCAGAGCCGCCTGCAAATATATTCAACTCACCTCTATTGAATCCACCAAACAATTTCTTATCAAAGTTTTTCCAGCCTGTTGCCATCACACCATTGTTGTCTTTAAGTGCTTGTAGTCTTGCTTTAGGATCTGCAAAGTAGTCAGTACCCATATCTCTAGTCAAGCCAATCTGTACTGCTTCTTTAATCATGCCTTCTACAGAACCATACTCACCTTTTTCTAACATGTCTGCAGACTTCAGTATTGCTGATTCTAATTCTTTATGTCTAGAAAATGCTTCATACTCATCTAAAAACCACTCGAAATGTTTTGGATCAATATCTGATGCACTTAATAAATTAGACCCAGTCTTTGCATTGACCATTTCAACTTCGGGCAATGTTTTATATTCTTGTGCATACTCATGAATAAACTTAGCCGCTTCACGCAGTTCAGCATCATAATGTCTATAAAAGAAAATGTTTTGTGCTCTTACAAACGACTCTGCGTCTGCAAGAAACATTTCTAAAAATAGTTTTTGTAAGTCTCTAGTATATTCCACAGTTTATATTATATTACATTCCAATGACTCTGTCATTCGGATAATTGGTTATTAATAATTCTTTTCTTTCTTTTTGATCTTTCATATATGTACCTGTACTTCTCATGGTGTACTGCAAATCCCATTCCATCAATGTGAATGTGTCAAATAGATCGGTTATAGTTTGGTTTGAATTGTATGTTATCATAAAATTTGCTGTCAATTTTTTAATGTCTTCTGCAAATTTATCGTGACTAAATCCTTTGTGTTGTGCTCCGTCACGCCCATATAGATTTGCTTTTATATCATATGGAGGATCTAGAAACACGAAGTCGCCTTCTAGATCATGTGCTCCCCAATTTGCTTTGAGTACATTAGAATAATCTATGTTTGTTATTTTCCAATCTTTAATTATTTTTTGATAGTACACAAGATTTTTAATATTGTTAATTGTAAAGTTACCATCATATGCTTGTTTAGAAAATGAACTAGACTCAGTAAGACCAGAGAAAGAACATTTGTTAAGTATAAAAAAACAAACACCAACAGTGTATTCATCGCCTGTAATAATAAGTCGCTTTGCATCGTTGTACATTCTTCTTTGGTCATCTATAGAATTATATGTTGATGCTTTTACTTTGAGTAAATCTAATGCCATTCTACTGCCCTGGTCTTTTAGATTTTTCCAAAATGCAACTAAGGGATAGTATGAATCATTTATCCACACAGGCACCCATGGATAATTTTTTGTGATATACAATGCCATAGAGCCACCCCCTACAAACGGGTCACGATATGCAGAAACTCTTTCTGGTAATAGTGTGCCCAGATAGTTTACTGCTCGAGACTTGCCGCCAGGATATCTCAGTGGTGTTTTAAGTGAGCCATAATTTTTCATGTAATTTTATCTTTGTTTTATTTGTGTGTTTATGTTTCAATATGGCTTGCATAGTCAGTACTTTTCCATATCGCAACACTGCATTATTAACATCCTTTACATCATTGTGCCATGGAGGTAAACTTACAGACCAATTGTATTCTATTGCTTGATCTATTAATTTTGTGCCTGCTTTGTCTCTGTCCGGTACAACTATTACTTCTCTATTGAGAGAATCTAGTTGTAATTTCTGTTTGTGTGCAATCTCTGATCCTAATATAGCAACGCCATCTAGCACAATGGCATCAAATATTCCTTCTACTACTATAACAAATTTACGTGACCAATGTTGCTTGTCCATATTAAACACTGTGCCTGGTTGTACATTTGCAAAATATTTAGGTCGTGTATCTGCAGACATAGCACGAGCCACAAAGCCAATTGGTTTAGATTGCCATTCTACAGGAATAATAATTCTATCTCGTTGCGATGGCGCATAAAAAAACAACCCATCAGATGGAGTTAGTCCACGAGATGCAAGATATTGAACACAGTCTGGTTGCTGTACTATTACTACTGCATCTGCCGGCAACTTCACAGCATCAAATTTAATTTCACTATCTAGTTTTCGTTGTACAACTTCGCCCTCACTTGCATAACCAATTGCTACCATACTGAGTTTGCCTATCTCACTCATTGGAATATTAAGCCATTGCATAAATTGTCTAAATCTTCTGCTTAGATATCTGCCAGGAGTATAATTTGTTTTCCATCCACAGTTGAAACAATGATACTGTATACCGCCATCTGGTAAAAACATTATCCCACCACGCATTCTGTTGTCAGCTGATTCGTTATTGTGTACACAACAAGGAGCATTGAACGATGTCCAACCACTTGGTGTTTTCTTTCGCTTAGACGGAAGATGTGACTCTACTGCTTGTTTGAGTTCAGGAAACATATGTACATTATAAACTATTTTTTTTGTTTGTCAAAGGTTGGTCTTGGATTGTTTCTTATACCTCTAATACTTTCATAGGCACGCCAACTACTTAAAAACATTAGACTCCATGCTCCAGTTACCATTCCTAAGAAAAAGAACAATGGCTGTATAACAATGGTTATCCAAAACCCGGTGTTTCTTTCAGAATTAGATCTGCCTGATATAAGATGCAAAGCAGTAATAGATCCAACAACACAAACAAAATTAATCCAAAACATTGGATCCCAAATATCAATCATCAATAATTTTTATGGCTTGTTCAACCTTGTATTGTATTAATGCTGATATTGTTAGTAACGTAGCACCTTCTATCATTGGCACGTCGGCAATTTCCTTAAGTTTATTTTTTAAGTGATCTAATTGAGAATATAGATGTGCAATCTTTAATTGTTGTTCGTTGCTAGTGTGCTGTGCGGTATACAAGGCCGCATTGTCTGAATTGTTTTGTGACATGTCCTTATTATAAACTATACAGAAAGATAGAGCAACCAGCAATATAACAAGTAACAAGAAAGGTGAGCACCTTGATCGATTGATGTTAACACCCAAAACTGTCTGTCATTTTGAGACCATCCATGATGCTTAACAATTATATTTTTACGCCAGTCGATTACTAAATGTAATGCAAAATCTAATACGGCAATCAATGGCACTATTAACCAATTGGTTTGCAAATATAAATTCATTACAGTCAGCACAATAGCAGTGCCTACTAGATGATCAAAGGCATGTAACATTCCTTTGCGTGATAGCAGTATCCATTTTTTATTTTCGCCTTTAAGTCTGCCCTGAAGAGCAAAATCACACAAAGCATGTTTTAGTGTCAGTATATAAAAAGTGATTGCAAAAAACATTAAGACCTATATAGGATCTTGTCTAGTCCTGATAGGACTGTGGATGAATCAGGTGCACCTGTTGAGTCAGAATGATGTGCGGCAAAAGCCACACGTTTAAACACACCGGTAAAGTTTACATACCTACGTCCAGTTTCTTCAGCATACTCTTGACTATCAATTATAAAAAATTCTGATTGTTGTGCGTCAGTGGCATATGATGCTCCTGCGGTCATTGTACCCAGTATTTTAATTGTGCCTGAAAAGTTATTAAGATAATAAACTGCTGTGTGCAGGCCGTCATTGGAATTATTATTTGGTTTCGCGTCAACAGAAGATGTAATAAATTCTCCCTCAAGCAGAGTGAATGCATCTAATTGTGTTGATGCTTTGAACTCCGGTGATGTACCTTGTACAACTTCAAAATTAATTTTAGCATCAAACTTGGTGTCAGCGTATAGTATCGAGACAGTTGAATCATTCCCAGTAAATTTAAGCACACCATGATAAAATGTTTGATCTAATTTTAACATATCAGATTCAGACAGAGTAAATTTTATGTGTCCTTTGGTTGCTGTACTTGAACCATCATCCTGCACAACGCCAGTTTTAGTGATAACCAATTGATCATCTTCATTTGATATTTGTAATTCGCACGATGCATCATTTACAAATTGTTTCTTCTGATCTTGATTTTTGACCACAATAGTGAACGAATTATTAAATTCTTTGTATAGTTTTATAGGTCTTTCGTACACTTTTTCAAATCTCCGTTCGGTTCCGTCTGTGTGCAAGAGCACATCAAGTTCGTTTGGTAGTATGTATCCAGTAACATATTGCATGACATTTCAAGTATTTATAGGCCAAGTTCTTAAGACGTAGATAACTTGTCTGGTAATTACCTATAATGAAGTTAGATATCGACGCACTTAAAGACAAGTACCCTTTTCTATCACTCGTACAAGTGGGTAAATTTGAACATGTAGGCATTATACAAAATGCTGATATCAAAGTTTTAAGTATGTACTGCTTTGATTCTATTCCAAAATTGTTGATTAACGACTTTTTAAACAACGGTAGTGAATGGTGGTGGGAGTCTAATCGCAAGTTGCCGATCAACATCTTTATAGGAAAAAAGTTTGATCGATTCAAAAACTCGTTAAAGACTTACTCAACCAAAGACTGCACAGTAGTTTTTGGCCCTATAACAAAACTATCAGATCTTACAAAAGATCGTAGAATACGTAGGAAAACAATCCAATTAGTTCGCAGAGTCAAGTAAGTTCATATGCACAATCACTGCACCTGCATATGAAAACGCATGAGCCTTCTTAAAATAATATTGCTCATTGTTCGGTTTAACCCAAACATCTTCTAATATTTCAGGCCAACTTTTGCCTATTAGATATCTTTTGGCTGGTCTTATAATAGCCAAGCATGCCGCTAGTTGCTCAAGATTCTGTGGCATTAATTTAGATATAACATCATGATGTCCATTCAAATGGAATAGTTCATCAACAAATATTTTGTCTTCTAGTCTGTTCCATGGCGGGTCACGATCAAACATTTCTTTAAGCACAACTCTGTCTTTCACTAGTGAATATAAATTTACATTCAACAAATCTATTTTGAAATACCCTAAACTATCTGCTTCCTTGTAGTCGATAGAACATTGATTACTATTTGGAATTTGAGGACAGTCTGTAAAGTATACACCTGTGTTGTGTGGTTTTGTTTCTTTGTCCTTAATTATGGTTGCTCTAGTGTGTTTTACTTTATCAAGTAAAATATTTCTATCAGCCAAGTCAATATCTATATCAGGCATACTACAATTATAAAGAGTAAATTTGGTTATGTCAATTTAAAGTATGATAAACATTTTTCATTACGTACCACTCCATGTAAGTGAAAAAAGTACAGCATCTTTTTTGTGAGAAAAACTACAAAAGGCTTTTTGATCTTCATACCATATGTGTCGTGGATTGTTTGAATTATACGGAATAAAATGCCATCCATATTTTCCTGTACAATGTTCGGCCATCCATTCGATCATAGCAGGATTAACACCATATGAACTTAGATCGATATTATATCTAAACTTTGCATTGTATCCGCATTGATCATAATCAATACCCATGCCTTGATCAAGACTGTTCGTGTAATCGGTACTCACGGTCAAAAACTTTGTGCTCAATTGAAATAGGATCAAATTGTTGTAATGCTTTTATTACTACATCAGTGTCTAAAGACGAACAAGTGTATACATCTAATTGTATCAGAGCAGGATCTAGTTCATCCCATACGTGCATGGCAATATGACTTGTTTCGATAATGCCAGCGATTGTGAGTCCTGAATTTCCAGGGGTATCAACATAGCCGCAGATAGGATTATTAGCAACATCTAATTTTTTCATACCGATGTCTTTGACTAGTTTGTTCCACCATGCGACAGCATCGTCTGGTTGCATAGGAGGATTGTTACACTCTGTTCTAATAATAATATGTTTGTGTTGAATTGCTTGATGCATAATGTACGTATTTAATTGCCTAGAGAATCAATCCACCTCTTTAAGAACGCATCCGGTTCTTTGTTTAAGTATTTTTCTTTAAGTAATTTTTGGTTATGAAGAGTATCATCAACTGTTGCTTGAAAAAATTGCTGTGGTGTGTGCGTATCTAGTATTTCTTGTAGTTCTTTTATTGCTAGACCAATTCGAATTAAGTCATCTTGTTCTTTGTCGTAATCATGATCGATCACATTGTCATACACTTTAAATCCACAGTCACGCAATGCTTGTACATATTTGTAACCAGCAATATAGATAGCAGGGATACCAACACTCATTGGACGTATTGCTTTTTCTGTGATAAAAATCAAGTTGTCTACATATGCTTCACTGACTAATTCTATCATAACATCA